CGGAAAATTTCTAATTGTTTTTCAGCTAATTTTCCTGTTTCAAGAATACTTTGTAAATGTTGTTCAACTTTTCCTACAACATTATAAGCAATCCAAAGTTTTTCTCTGGTATCACTCTCTTTAGCACCTGTTTTTTCTAAAAGTGCTTCAGAATAAATTTTTTTAAGAGTTTCTATGGACTCTTGAAAAATTTTACTCTGTAAAATCTGTTTCGCCTGGTTGGATCTGCCTATTTCTAGGGATCTCTTCGCCTGGTCTTTGGTTTCCATTTAATCCTTGTACCTGTTGGTTAAGCATATTAGCAGATTTTTGTGCTTGTTCAAGTATCTTGCTATTTCCTGCCATCATAACTTTGTCTAAATCAGCATCAGCTTTAATTTTTGCCGTATCTAACTGTGTATTGTATTTTAATGATATTTCTTTTAGCTTCGCTTCAAAGTCTAATAACATTTCTTGTTGTTTTTGTTGTAATTCTCTGCTTTGAAGTTCTAAATCTGCAATTTTTCTTTTCTCTTCACTTGCAATTCTAGTAAATTCTATTTTTTCTATTGGTGTTAATGGTGGAGGAGGTGGTGGTGTCATCATTTGTTTACCCATATCAGGATTTACAAAGTACGCATCAACATTTTTAAGACCTGTATTCTCCACAATTTTAGATAATGTGTTGTAAATATTTTTTAAATTAACCATTGGTAGTTCTCTACCGCCTTGAAGTTGAAATGCTTGGATTTGTCTTTCTAAAATTCCGTTTAACATTACTGCTTGTTGTTCTTTTGTACCTGTTCCTAGACCAACTGTAATCGTAATATTAAATTTATCTTTCCACTCTGTAGGTTTAACTGGAATATATTTATTATTTAATTTTATAATTTGTTCTTTGTCTTGGTATTTAACCATAAGTTCAAAAACTTTATTAAATAAATCTTTAACACCTGTTTCTGCAAATATTCTTGCAATTAATTCTGAACGCATTTGCGTTTGTGTCATTAAAGCATTTACGCCTGTAGCTGTTTTTGCATTTAAAGTATTAGGATCTAAACCTTGTGCTTGTTTTGAAACTCCACTTCTTACTTCTCTAACTGAATCTAAATAAGATAATAATGGAAACGCTTGTTGTGAAATCGGTTGAGCTTGTAACGGCTGCATCACTTGACTTGGAGGTTGTTTAGTTCTGACAACACCACCAGGTCTTGTCGTTAATAAATCATCCATGTTTACCATTCCATCCATAATGGCAACTCTATTATTATTTGTAAGATACATATTATCTAATAACTGTCTCATCACAGTAGATTTCATTAATTGAATATCTTCAACTAATTCAGAAATGGATCTGCCATAAAATCTATGTGGCATTGGAATAGGCGTAATAGAAACAAATGGAATATTATCACAGGGTTCATTTGATAACACAGCATAACCATCATCACCTGCTGATATAATCTTTCTTAACTCTGCTATGCCATCACCATCGTAATCATATTTAATATAAGATTCATAAATTAAAACTTTCTCTGTTGACTTATCTGTTGGTGTATTCATTTGATAGTCATCAATATTTTTTGTTCTTACAATTTTTTCATCATTGTAAATATCTATGCTAGACGCTGGTAAGCTATCTACTTCATCTTGTGGAAAACCCATTTCAACTATTTGCGATCTTGTCATTAAAACTTTATGAGAAACAAAATCTGCATCATCAATCGTTTTTGCTGTACGATTAATTAAAAATTCTTCAGGTGGTATGGATTCAATTTTAACTTTTCCTGTTTTAGATATTCTTTTAATTTTACAATTATATAAAATAGGTTTTGGAAATTCTACTTGTGATATATCTAAGCCTTGATCTTCAGCTTGTTCTTTCGCCATTTCAATTTGTTCGGCTGCTACTGTATCTTCAATCTCTTCTTCTTCTACAACTTCAATATCATCTTTAGTATCTAGTAGAGCTTCTTTCTCAGCTTGAGTTAAATTTTTATAAGTTTCATGTTCTACTCTTTCTAGCTCATCAAAATAAACTTTTAAGAAACCATTTTTTTCAATTAAGGCATCTTTAAAAAAATTATATAATAATTGAAAGCCTGGATTTTCTTTGTAGAAAACATGATTTAAATATGCTGTGGCTTGATCGGCTAATTGAACATCTTCGCCTGTTACCGGTTCGCATCTTACCACTTTGTCAGACGCTGTAAAAACTCTAAGTAGGTTCGGCAAAAGGGATTCAATAGTATCGGCAACATCTGTTGACACCACTTGTGATCTGCCGTCAATCTCTGTGCCAAGTTTATCGCCTAAATAATATTCTAAAGATTTTCTTCTTGAGTCAGATAACTCTCCACCTAAATAACCAAGAGCATTACTAATTTGACCACTTAGAATACTTCTAAGTTTAGGATCTGAAATTTCTATGATTTTTTTCTTTGCCATATTAAACTATGTAATTTGTATTAACGCTAATTGGTTTTTTCCAATCACTTCTTTCTATAGGTTCTACTACAGCTCCGTATCTAAAGCTATCACAAAAGTGGGATGCCCAGTTATGAATAGGTTTATTTCTGAAACAGTTATTTTTACTATCCCAACGCTTACAATAGCTTTTTAACGCTTCTACAAGCATTTTGCAATTACTTTTATGGAAATAGCATTTTGGCAGCAATCGTCTTGATTGTTCTATGCCGTCTTCAATACTCAACTTAGGAGCAACTTCAAATTCTATACCTAGTTCTTTTGCCGTCTCCCACCTAGATTTATTAGTGCCAATCTCTCTAACCCTAATATCATGGGGTGCGATATGTTTTGAATAAGTATAAGGTTTCTCATCTAGCACATTAGCATAATGCTCTAATCCCTCACTTGAGTTCTCATAACAATCTATAATTCTAATCTCATTATCTCTTCTTTGTGCAAAAGTAATTACTGTGCTGTCATTCATTCCTAAATCCCACCAAGTTTCTACTTCCAAATTAAGGTCTATTTCAAAATCTCTCACCTTATTTTTCTTCTCTAAATCTTCCATAATACTGCCATAATAACTGCCGGACACTCCAGCTTGAAATGAACATTCAAACTCTTGTTCATAAGCATCTACGGACATTGTGGCTTTGGCAGCATCTAATTCTTCTTGAGGTATGATCTTGGTTTCACTAGCTTTAAACTGACAAGTAAACCAATCTTTTGTTTCTTTAGCTCTTTGATGTAAATCAAAAAACCAATTACGACCCATTGGCGTACCGATGAAGATTGCGAAACCTTTTCTATCTGACAGACAGGGTCTTAAGATGGTATCAAACATATCAGGAGCTATGTTTTGGGTTTCATCTACAATAATTCCATCAAAGTATTGACCTCTTATTGCCGAACTATTCTCAGCACCTATGATTTGTATTCTGGAATTATTCACAGAGAAATCTACCCTTAGTTCTGATTCGTTAAATTTAGTTCCTGGTACAGCAGCAGAAAATTGTTTCATATAATCCCATGCCGTAGATTTACCTTGTAGTCGGTATGGCGAAATAAAGGCGTATCTAGGATAAGGTCTTTTATTGGTAAGTGCAGCTTTAATTAAATGGTTGATAGCAAAGACTGTTTTGCCTCCTCTCCTGTGAACAATGATTACATTGAACCGGTTCACATCGCATTTTTTGTGCAAAAATTTTTGGATTTCTCTTGGTTTGTAAGGAATGACGATTTGTTTCATTTTAAAACAAAACCCCCCTCAATTCTTTGTTTGGCAATATCAAAATATTTCTCATCTTTTTCAATACCTATGAACTTTCTATTAAGGTTTTTACAAGCAACACCAGTAGAACCTGAACCCATTGTAAAATCTAATACAGTATCATTTTCATTAGTATAGGTTTTTATTAGATATTCAAGTAAAGCTACTGGTTTTTGAGTTGGGTGTAATCCTCTTTCTCTTTTAAAATCTATTATATTTATTGGGTATCTTGTACCATTGTTATAATTTTCTGATCTATAATAAGAAGCTATATTTGATTTATTGTTTTTTTGTAATTTTTTTCCTGATAAAGTTTCTGTACCTTTGTTTCTTTTACCACTTTTAATTTTATAAGGTTTACCAATTCGCATTTGTGGATTATAAATTGATCTTTTGTTGTAAAAGATAGATATATTTTCATATTTTCTTAATGGTTGTTTTTTTGCATTAGCAAATCCTGTTCCATTATCTTTTTGCCATATCCAATCATATTTATAATTTTTAATATTAGAAATTCTAAGATTACTACTAAAAGGTTCGCTACCAAACAAAGCTATACAGCCATTATCTTTAATAATTCTTTTAAGTTCTTTCCACATTGGCTCAAATGGAATTATACTATCCCACTTACATTGTGTCGTTCCATAAGGTGGATCGGTCAGGACTAAATCAATATTTTTATCAAAAATTTTAGGAAGTTCGTCTAAGCAATCTCCCATTATCAATTTATTTTTTGACAAACAAAACCCCCCTTAATGAATTGTGTCTTTTGGATTTTCTTCAAGCATCTCATCTAATGTCATTTCTTTTAAATAGTTTGAAAAGTCAAGAGCTTCTTGTTCAGTTTCAAAACCATTCCATTGTGTAATGACAACAGGTTTATTAGTTCTTTTGTCTTTCGTAATAAATATGATTGTTTTCAATATGTAATTATCCATTTTGTTTGTTTATACCTTGTATCAATATTTATCTAACGACAACAACAAAAAATGGGTGTACCCCAAAACAAAACCCCCATATCTTGTGTTTAACTCCTGGAAAACCACTAAAACAATAGTTCCGATAACTTAACGTTATAGGAAATTTCATTAATGATAATAAATGTTATCACTACTAATAGTTTTGTTGCTGTTTTGTTCTAATCACATATAACTTTTGTGTTTTATCTGTGCAAGAAATGCAACACATCTAATAAAATCAACACTTCTAGCTTATTCTGTCTGCCAAGAAATTGACAATGGTTGTTCCTTATCGCCTTTTATTGTCAGTTCTGCAGCTTTTCCGTATCGTTTTGATGACAATTTACTAGCAGACCATTGACTAGATGCCACTATAATCTTGTAAAGGTTTACTAAATTCTGTCCGGCTTTGCCGTCTATGTCTCCTGACTCAATCTTTGCCTCTAGTTCTAATCTTTTATCTTTCAAGTTTGAGAGCTCTAGATCAATCGCTAATTCTTTTGCTTTCTGATAACGATCCATCAAGTCTGAGTCTGCCACTAATTCTTTTCTAAATGAAGTCCAAGTGTAATCTATTTCAGGTTTTTCAAATACCTGGCGAATGGTTAAACCATCACTTAAATAATCTATAATTAGATCCGTTAATTTCTTTGTAAGTTTTCTAGGTCTTCCAGCCATATCAAATCCTTTCAAAAGTACCCTTTAAACTGTCATAGATAGTTGGTGAGGCGCTAAGAAAGGGAATAAGTAGCGCCTACACCGATGTTGCAACATAAAATGCCTATAAAGGGTTTATAGTGCATAATTTCCTATATCATACTATATGTAGTTTACCAATCAAAAAGACCCTTTTTCTTGAAAATAGGTTTGTCTGTTAATGTGAATGGATTTTTTTTTAAGATCCCTTTCTCCATCATATCATTTAAAATAAGCTGAGCAGTATATGAGGGATATAAGTTGTCTAATACAATGTTAGTTAGAACTTGTGCCTTAATCATTCCCCCATAATAATCATTCCATAACTGCTGTATCAATTCAATCTTTTCCTCTTTTGTGTAATTGTTACCTCTTATCTTTTGTAATGGTTTACCTTTATAAGTGTAAGGCAAGGGGGGAGTTGAATTTAACTTATTCATCAAATTTTTTTAAACCCTTAAAACCTTTCTTATATATATTAGTATTATATAAGTTAGTATTACTCTTCTTAATACTACCCAAATTTTGGTTAGTCAGTTGCGTAGAATTTGATAGGGGGGTTACCCTTTTTTTGGGTAGTCTTAGCTCATAGAGATTAGCAGAGGTTCTTCTGTGGATAACAAGATAGCCATTTTTTACTAATTCTCTTTTACATTTCTGAAGTGTATTAATAGAGATATTTAGTTTAGCCATCAAGGTTGTATTTCTTAATGTTCTATATTTCTCAGATAATGATTTTATGTAAGTAAATAGATGTTTACTATCATTACATAAATCATCATCCCAAATGACTTGATTAGGTATTATTGTAAAACCCTTTTTCTTCATATCCCTGATTGACCTTATATACACAAATTTTGGGTAATCAACCCCCTAATTTACCTGGAACAAAAGCAGAACAAATACCTTAATAAAAATAATAATATTTCTTGCAATACAATACAAATAGTGTACAAGATAAGTATGAAAGCAAATCAAGTTAATATAAACAAAAGGGAGACAATGAACAAAGAGCAAAAAGAAATAGTAAAAAGAATAAATAAAGCATTTTCTAAATTATATGTTTTAAGCAATATCACTTGGACACCATATAGAGATGATTTATTTAAAATGAATAGAAAAGATGAAAAACAGCATAGGGTTGGGGATTGGTCTGAATATCACAAAGATTCAGCATCAATTAATGATTGTGCCAAAATGTTTACAGTTAAACATATTGCACAAAATCTTTTAACTATAGAAAAATGGAAAATAAAAGATTTATTAAATATTAGAAAATCTTGTTTATATGCTCAAGCAATCGTTGAGAATTATGGCGATAAAATTAGAAAGGCTTGGCTTGATGAGGATATAAAATATCTTGCAAACCTTGATTATGTATCTTTGGTTAATTGGGAATTATACCAAGAACAACAAGAAAAAAAGGTTGCTTAAAGACCGAAACACCCTTTTTAGGGTGTCCGTTGTTAATTACAACGCTGATGAGGTCAGAAACAAAACGAAAGGAAGACAATGAAAATAATTAATCATCCTAATATGTCTGTAAAAGATATGATTAGTCTAAGTATGTCTTATGAGTCTAATAAAAAAACTTATAAGAAACTTAAAGATGCCGAATTTTGTTATGAATTTATTAATCAATATATTGATAATGAAATTAATGGAAAAGCTACACTACAACCATTAGACGGATATTATTATAAAAATATGAAGTATCAACAAAATGTCCAATTTAATGAAAAAGCTAATACAAAAGATATTAGTAATTTTATTAATTGGATTAAAAAATTTACTTTAAATAAAGTAAAAGTTGTTACTGCTGATGATAATAATAATAATGTTAATTTAGAAATATATTATAAATAGGGGGAATAATGAAAATAAATAAATATGATTTAGCTATTATAAGCGAAATGGTTACTATGCTATCTCAAAAGTATAAATCAAATCCTTGTAGTGAAGTTGTAATTGATAGGGTTAATAGTTACTCTAAATATGACATTACATTAGACCAAAAAAAAATTGATAGCTTTATTAAAAAACTAGAAAAAAATGAAGAAAAAACATTTGGTTTTAGAGGAGGTAATAAAGATGCAAACAATTAAAGAACTATTAAACTTTGCTTGTC